CAGAGGTGAGACTTCCTGGTGGATTTGTTTCAGACTCTGGTTTAGTAACTACTGCTGAAGTACGGGAGTTAAATGGGGCAGACGAGGAAGCTATCTCTAAAGCAGGTAGCCGAGCCAAAGCCCTAAACCTTTTACTACAGCGTGGATTAGTAGGTCTAGGTGGCAAGGAGGTTGGTAAGGATGACCTTGACAACCTGCTTTCTGGAGACAGGGACGCCATCTTGATTGGTATTAGAACAATTACATTTGGGGATGAGCTAGAGCTTCAAGGCCGTTGCTTTAACTGTAATCAAGACCAGGACATCGTAGTTAACCTTTCAGAAGATGTTCCAGTTAAAACTTTAGACGACCAGGCAGCTCGTGAGTGGTCAGTTGAAACAAGGATGGGGACAGCTGTTCTTACTTTGCCTGTTGGTCGAGTACAGAAGCGCCTCATGGACAATGCTGATAAGACAGCATCTGAAATTAATACTTTGTTATTAGCTGGTTGCTTGCTCTCTTTAGGTGATAAGCCAGCCATTGGTGCGCCTACGGCACTTAGCTTAGGCATGGCAGATAGAACAAAGCTTGTAGATGACATCCTTGACCGTAACCCAGGCCCCCGCCTTGGGGAGGTGAAGAAGCCATGCAAGGCATGTGGTGAGGATATGCCTCTACCGCTGAGCTTGCTAGATTTGTTTCGACTCTAGACTTCTAGAGTACACAACTCTACTTAATGAGTACGAGTTGTTAACCAGAGTTTTTAGTGGTTGGACTTTAACTGAGATTAAAGAACTCTCGGTTAGAGATAGGAAGAACTGGATAGACCGAGCTTTACGTTATAGCGGAGGGAGGGCCTAATGGCTGATAGCAAGAGTGGTATGAACCTACCATCTCGTACTAGCTTTGTAGTCTCTGATATCAAGAGCAGCATCTCTAGTATGCGCCAAGAGACCTCCCTTCTAAGACAAGAGTGGACAAGCCTTGTTCAGACAATGCAGTCTGGTAATCAGAGGCTTGTTCAAACTCAAGGCGGTTTTGTTGGCGGTAACACTAGCGGTCTTTACGGAAACCACGTAGCTCCAGACCCAGTATTTCACAATACCCCTGCCGTATATGGCGGTGGACAAAATCAAATTGCTGCGGGACCTTCGTCTACTGTAGTAGGTGGCGGAGCCTTTAGTGGCGGCGGGGGCGGAATAAGCGGAAGCTCATCTGGCTCTTCTGGCGGCGGAGGACTGTTCCGTAACCTAACTGACTATGTAAGTCAGAACCCTGGAGCAGCGGCTCTTTACGGAATGGGCACAGCTCTTATGGGAGCTAACGCTACATCTGATATGGTCCAAGCTCAGCTTCTTTATGTAAGAGCTAACGCCATGATGGGTAACAAGGTTGCTATGGGACCAACTACTCCAGGCGCAACTCTTCCTACAGCTATGGTTCTTGACAATCAACAAAACTATGTAAAAGACGCCATGATGAAAATGGGTCTTCAAGGTTCTGTAAATGACAAGATGGACACAATTAACGCTGTTGCTGCAGCTTCAGACTACGGACTTAATGGAACCAACTTACTACAAGGCGCTGGCGGTACCTTTAATGGAAGCGTAGCGCAAGGTGTAGCCAATGTATCTAACTTAGCACCTGGTATGGGAGCTTTAGGAACAATGCGCGCATATGGTGCTATGCAGCAAGGCAGAAACGTAAACATGCTTCGAGGTGTTGGTATCTCTATTCGTGATGCGGATGGAAACCTAAAGCCGCCAGATAAGATTATTGATGACTTGTGGACAAAGATTTGTAGAGACTATAGCCAAGCCTATGGTGCGGGTAAGAACCCGTCTGAGCGCGAAGTCTTGATTGGTTTCCAACCAGGAAACTCTATGGACTCTTTGGTTCAAAATATGTTTGGCCAAGACCCGCTTGTATATAACATGATTAAGAACGGTCTTGTATTTAAAGCTCGTCAAACTGCAGCTGGTCTTGACACGACTATCAATGCAGCAAACGCTAAAGCTGCAGGCTTAACAACCGCAGCTGTACAAGCGTTCAGCAATGGTAACGCCGTAGCCACACAAGGTTTACTTCTTGCATCACCAGCTGGAGCTTCAACGTATACTGGCACCAAGAACCTTTTAACTGGGATGGGCAACAAACAAAACAATCTTAACCCTCAGGGCGTACTTGGTCTTAATAGTATGGCTGCTTTACTTCAAACCTTAGGCGCTGCAGGTAACGGTATGGGCGACAAGCTAATACAATTCCTAACAGTTTTACTTGGTATTACAGGAAAAGCTACAGGTGGGCCAACAAACGCGTCTAATATGTACATGGTTGGTGAAAAAGGCCCTGAACTCTTTGTTCCTAAGGTAGATGGAACCATCATCCCAAACAACATAACTAGTCAACTCTTTAATTATAAAGGGGGTCGTGCAGATGGTGGTGAAGTATTTGCTAAAGATTTGTTAGCTGGTCTTGGGTATAAAGCAACAACTAATAACATGGCTGACCTTTTAGACTGGATTTCTCATGAAGGTAAAGGAGATGGAATAAAAGGGGGTAAATACAACTTCTTAAATACTAAAGCACAAATGCCAGGCTCTACAAATTATAATACAGAAGGAGTACAAAATTTTACCTCTGAAGCTCAGGGCGTAGCAGCAACTATAAAAACTCTTAAAGGACTGTCTTCTTACAAAGGTATCTTAAAAGCTTTAGCTGGAGGTACAACTTCAGTATCAGATTTTGAATCTATAGTCGGTGCCTCTCCCTGGGGAACTTTTCAAAATAAATCAACTGTTACTGAAGATGCGGCAACAACTTCAGCTATCACATCTTTCTTTGGTACTAACGGAAAAGCATTTAACGCAGCCTTCCAACAATACTTAAAGACAGGCTCAATTGCTAAGGGAACAACCTTGTCCAGTATCTTGGGCGGTGACGCTGCTGGTTATGCCTCACAGCTTTTGGGAGGTGGAGGAGGAAGCACAGTCAACTATGGCGGTGTTACCTTCAATATGAATGTAATGGGCGGAGACCCTAAGAAGATACAAGCAGCTATTCAACAAGCGGTTAAAGACCTACAGACTAGTAAATGGGTGGCAACTAAATAATGGCTAGTTACTATGCAGACGATGGCGGGTTCATTGGAACTACCGCCACAACAGATGTACAGGTTGAACGTCAATTACAGTTAGCTAATCAACAGACCGTATCTGCTGTTAACTACTCAGCTAATAGCACCTCTACCCGTTTACGATTAGATGATTACTTAAGTTTAGATTTACAAAAACCTACAGTAAACACAAAAACTACAAGCACCGATACAAGTGCTGAGATTAATAAGATGCCTACTGCTGATTACAAATGGAATCTTCCTCCGCACAATTGGAGCCTGCCTGTTCGTCCACGCCAGATGGATTCTGAACTTGTAGGAGCAAACGACTACGACGCGTTTCATGGTATGCGCCGAGGTCGTATCTGGTATTACTCAGGGGCTAACAACGTTAGTACCTTTGATGATAGCGGTAACGTAACCACTGCTGGAGCTACAGCTGCTAAAAATACTGGAACTAAAAACACTGATGCGGGAACGGTTCTTAGCGCGATGAGTAATCACTGGGGCTTTCAATTTATGTGGAACCCTACATCTATTAGCACAAGTGTTACCCGTAATATGGATATTACTCCAAGCCCAGCAGACTCTTTAAAAGTTGTATCTGGAGCGTTTCCTGGACAAGAGACTGTCTCTTTAACTTTGCAGCTTGACCGAGTAAATGATTTTGCTTGCATTAAAGCGTATGGCGGGGGCAATGACCCTAAGGGAGTTAACTACTCTCAGTTCACCAGCTACTATGATGGCAATTCTTATCCAATTCAATCTAGCGAGATTACAACCGCAGATAAGATTCAACAACTTATGGCACAAGGCACAATGGCCGACCTTGAGTACTTATTTAAAACTTTAAATGGTGGACAGGCTAACGGTGGTTGGACAAACCTACTAGGAAAAGAAACAGCCAACATTGGCTTCTTAATGCCTACCTTGATTGGTCTTCAAATTGGACCCACATTAGATAGCTTGAGCTACGTTGGGTGGATTACTACTATGGGTATTCAACACACTGATTTTACTGAGAACATGATACCTGTACGCACAACGGTATCATTAAGTATTGATTGCTTCTCTGGCTCTGGAATTGTGGCAGGTAACTAATGACTATTTATAAAGGCTCTAGGTACGAGTACTCAACCATTGACTACGTAGCAACTAACACAGACTATGTGGAAAAGCCATTAGTTCTATACGCCTTTACTAATCTTGGGTTAGTAAATTATTGGCAACATACATACCAAAGTGGCGAGCGCCTAGACCAGATTGCTTATAAATACTATAAGCGCCCAGAGTTTTGGTGGGTAATACCAGAGTTTAACCCTGGCATTGACGACTTCAATAACATTACTCCTGGAACCGTATTGGTTATACCTAATGTTTAAATACATATCTATTAACTTTCCAGACACACCAGGGCTTAACCCTAAGACTGTATATGAGGCTACGTTATATCAAAAACGATATGCCCATGAGGTTGTTGTAGTTGAGTTTAAAGATTGGGGCGTGGAATATGATGTTGTTTCCACAGGCTCCCCAGTTCATATGGAGTTTGCTAGCTTGACTGAGCGCAGAGACTTCTATGGCTATGTACACCATATCTCTTTAGATAGAACCCCAGGTAAGCACTTCACTACAGTTACCTTTATTGGTGGTTCTTTTCCTATGAAACAGCGACGTCAAACTTTATACAAAGATGTAACCGCTGACCAGGTGGTTTCTAAGATTGCTGATACCTACCATTTTGTAGCTAGAACTATTCCTACCTCTCGTATCTATCCTCATATAGCTCAAGCTGGACTGTCTGACTGGGAGCTTATGGTTCGTTTAGCTAAGCAGAGTGGTTACAGCCTGCGCACAGAGAACACCGAACTTTACTTTCAACCTGTTCTAGAAGACTATAAAAACTATAGGTCTGAAGCTCATCACTTTGTAATGAGAAACCAGAACCATCCAGATGGCTCTACTATATATTCCTTTAAACCATTAATCAGCGAATCTATGCCGTACGAAGATGATGAGACTAAAGCCGCGGTTGCTGTAAGTGGAGTTAACGTACTTACTGGTGAAACTCTTTCCGTTGCAACGCAGGTAAGAAATAAGAAAACAAGATTTAATCAGAAGATTGAGTTCTTTGATAAGTTTGACGTTGATACCGTAGCTCTTACTCCAGAAGTGGCTGGGTTTGAATCTCAATCAGCTGAGGATAGAAACTCTTTCCCTTATAGAGCTGTTGTTGAGGTTCTTGGTACACCGAGCTTAAGACCAGACATGCCTGTTTACTTGGGCGGAATCGGTTCACCGTACTCTGGTTTCTGGGTTATCTTGGAAGCAGAGCACAAGATTATAGAAACGCAGCTTAACACTTTTATGTACACAACCATGTTAACAGTGGGCTCTGATTCCTTAGGCGATGCCACAACATGGGTAGACAATAAAACCGTTGTAGTTCCTGATAAAAAACCAGCAAGAACTATTATCCCTAATGTTAAACAGACTAAAGTAAAGCCTGTTACCAAGTTAAACACTAGAACTAAAATCATTAGCCCATCTAATAAGGGAAGCTTTGGGACTCTATCAAATCGTTCTGGGCAAACAAATGCTAGAGACCCTAAGCCAAGCACTTGGAAGAGCCAGACTAAGTCTTTAGATACAATCGTACCCACAGTTAAGAAACCACCTGCTGTTACAGAACGGCTAGCTAATAAGAGGGCGGGACGATGACAGACAAAAGATTTTATGGAATATACAGAGGCATCTGTATGGATAACAATGACCCAGACAATGCCAATAAGATTACGCTTCAGGTACCGCAGCTATTTGGCACAGAGATAACTAGCTGGGCTTTACCCTGCACACCTGTAACTGATAACGCAAACCACCCTGACCACGTAGCGCATCTAGCTACTGAAGTTGCAGCCATGCTTAATTCCCATGCTGACCATGTGGTAAGTGGTACAACGGGCACTGGGCCTTCTTACCCAAGTGGCACTCATACTCATACCTTTACGGCTACTGTTTCTCATACCAATAATCACACTGGTAACACTAATACGTTAAAGCACCCGCATCAAACCTCTACCGACCCTCTAGATAAAGATGGTTCAGAGAGCGGGTTGACTGCCGCTGAACACACCTATCACAGAGCTGTGCCAAATGTGGGGCAGCAAGTATGGGTCATGTTTGTAGCAGGAGACCCTAACTTTCCAGTATGGATGGGAGTATAACCATGGCTATCAACTCAGCTATTAGTTTGCCATTTTCAATTAATGATTCTGGCGGAGTCGGTTACACAACTGATTTAACTAAAATTTGGCAAGACCGTGTTGTGCTTGCGGTTATGACCAGCTTGGGGGAAAGAGTAATGCGGCCTACTTTTGGCAGCACCGCCTCTCAAGCTACCTTTTTAAATACAGGTGAGGCTTTAGCTTTAGTCCGTCAAGCGGTAAACATTGCATTTTCTACATGGCTTAAAGAACTTACATTAATATCTGTTGCAGGAACCTCAGACTCTAGTAACGATAACTTAGTATTAACCGTTACTTATAAGCTTCGTGAAACAGACATTGAACAGAGTGTAACGATAAAAACTGCTATTCTAAGCAGGTCGGGAGATGTACTACTGGAGGTACCAACAACAAATGGCTGATATTAACTACGTCCCACAGGTGGACTACACCTCCAAAGACTTTGCCGCTATTCGTGACGACATGATTAGCCTTATCCCAAACTACCTACCTAACTGGACCAACCGCGACCCAGCAGACTTTGGTATTACTCTTATTGAGCTCTTTGCTTACATGGGTGACGTCCTCAACTACTACATCGACCGCGCTGCTAATGAAGCGTTTATCGGCACAGCCACCCAAAGAGATAGCGTTCTCCAGATTGCTCGACTTCTTGGTTATGCGCCATCAGCAGCAACAGCCTCAACCGTAACTGTTCGTTTCTATAACTCTTCTGGTAATCCTATTACTGTGCCAGCTCTTACCCAGGTGGCCACTACTGCCTCAAGCACATCAGGCACACAAATCATCTTTGAAACTAACACCGCAGTTACCGTACCAGCTAAATCAGGAACAGTTAACGGGCAAGCTGACGTAGCGTGTACTCAAGGATATACAGTTACAAACGAACCTGTTGGCATCTCTACAGGAGAAATCAACCAAGTATGGGCTCTGGCCAATTCTCCTCTTATCCAAGGTTCATTGTCGGTTACTGCAGGAGTGGTACCTTACACACAGGTGCCTTACCTTATTGACTATACAAACTATGACCCAGTGTTTTCTGTCTATACAAATGCTGCTGGAACCTCTTATGTTTTGTTTGGCGATAACATTAGCGGACGCGTTCCAGATGCAAATGCTGCATTAACAGCAACCTACCGTGTAGGTGGAGGCGCAACAGGAAACGTGGCTATTGGCGCTATTAAATCTGTCTTGACAAACAGCACAAGCGGCTTAAGCGTAACTAACTTAGTAGCTGCCAGCGGTGGAGCTGACCAAGAATCAACAGACTCTATTAGAGCTAATGCCCCTCTAAGTTTAAAGTCTCTCAACAGAGCCGTATCTTTAGCAGACTATGCCTCATTAGTTAAGTCAGCAGGTGTGGCTAAGGCTAACGCTATTGCAGACGTATACTCAAGCGTTACTGTGTTCTTTGCACCTTACGGAGATAGCGGAGTTCAAGTTGACGGAGTAACCCCTTCAACTATCTTTAATAACTTAGCAGCTACAGTTAAGACGTTTTTAATTGGAAAGATTCCAGCCAATACGACTGTGACCTTCCAACCACCTTCCTACGTGCCAGTTAACATTAGTGCAAACATCACCGTCTTGCCACAGTATCGCTCAAGCTTAGTTACTACTGCAGTTAACTCTGTACTTGCTAGCTTGCTAGCTTTTGATAATGTTAGCTTTGCAGATAAAATTACTCTTAACGATGTAACAAAAGCTATTAACTCTGTCTCTGGCGTAGGTTATACCCAGGTCACTCGTCTTGTAAGAAACGATGCTGACGTATATGCCACTATTAGCAACAAGGCTGCCAGTGGAACAGTAGCAACAATAACTACTTCCGCGGCTCATGGGCTTAACGTGGGTGACACTGTGCAAGTAAGCATTAGCAGTGACACGACGTTTAGTGGCACATTTGTTGTTACAGGCGTACCTACGACTACTACCTTTACCTACGCACTAATCTCTTCTGTAGTAACAACTACAACCTCTACAGGTACTGCATATAAGTTAACAACCAAAGACGTGGTCTGTGGAGTTAACGAAATCCCTACGCTTAATAACACAGCAACTGGATTAGTTCTTACCTTTACAGGGGGAATCAATAACTAATGGCTCGCTATGGTATTAACTACTATGGTCTTTCTCTGTACGGCGGAGACATTCCAGTTAGCTATGCTGCTAATAATTTTAAGGCAACCTCTTCTGGCTATAAAACTATTAAGTTAACTTGGACTAGCCCATCTGGAGCATGGTCAAAGATTAAGCTTGTTCGTAACAGCTATGGGTTTCCTGTAAACGAACTTGATGGTGTTCAGCTTGACCTTCAAGGAGATAATTACTATCAAGCATATAAAGAGACTGACCCTGGAAAGTACACAGACACATCTTTAGCTGATAACTCCTTCTTCTACTACTCGTTGTTCATCTTTGACCGTGTTAACTTTAAGTGGACTCGTGCTGCAGACGCACTAGGACTATCTGTTAAAGATTATGACTTTGCCGATAACCTATATGAGTATCTGCCAGAAATTTATAAAGCGTCTACAGTAAATGAGGGCGCTAATACGGTATTCAATTTAACGGACCAGAACACAACCCTTTATCAGTTCTTATCTTTGTTTGGGTTCCAACTTAGCCAGTACCAAACTATGGCTAACTTAATTGTCAACCGATATGACACTACTAAGATTAGTGGTCTACTACTTCCACCTCTTCTACAAGAACTGGCTATCGCTTATGAACCTGAGATTGGTTACCAACAGACACGTGTTCTAGCGCGTAGCGCCTCAGAACTTTATAAGTCTAAGGGAACATCTGACGGCTTAAAAGAATTCTTAAAAGCATTTACTGGATGGTCTGTACCAGCCGTTAATAGCTCAGCAGCCATCTCACCTGTTAATGGGGTTCAAGTTGGGCACAATCTAATGCTTGATTATAACGACTCTTCATTTGAGGAGTCTGTAGGGCACTGGGCAAGTAGCGACTCTACTGCTCTAACCTCTGTAATGAGAAACAGGAACATTACCTACATAGCAGCATCTGGCACTACAGCAACAGTTACAGTTCCTAACCACAACTATAAAGTAGGCAACAAGGCATACATAACTGGCAGTGATAAGCCGTTATTTAATAGCACAAGCTCAGCCCCTATTACTATTACAGCAGTAACATCAACTACTATCTCATTTACTATTGGCGTTAGTCTTACTCTTCCAACAACTAATGCGTGGAACTTTACAACGCAAGCCTACCCAGTAATTTATCCTTATCCTATTCCTTGGAATGAGCCTACCGCTCTAACTCTGTACCCAAATAAGCAACAAGGAATTATGGCTGTAACAAACGCTAGCGCCAGTGCACAGACACTTAACCTTCAGTGTGGGGCAACAAAGCCAGTAACTAAGGGCATACCAGTAACCGCTGGCCTATCTTATATCTTCAGTGTGTACACAACTAACTCTTCTACAAGTAGAAACGTCAAAGTAGGTATACGTTGGTTTGACCGCTTCTCTGTGCAAATTGGTTCTGATACTTACGGAACTGCTCTAGCTAGCGGAACTGGTGCGTTCTCTGTCAGACCTTCTTACACGGCTACAGCCCCTACAGGAGCAACCTACGCAGTACCACTCATGTCTATTGCCTCCGCTGCAGGGTCAGCTAGCAATGAATACCAATACTTTGACGCAGCACAATTTGAGCAGGCAGCTACGATTACATCATTTGATGACGCTCGCCAGTTGCACGTAACTCTTAAAGCTAATCGAATTAATGAGTTATTTAATCCTAATTTTAATTTAATCAGCGGAACTTATAGTTCACCTGTAGTAACACCATGGACTACAACTGGCGGAGGAACAGCTATTACTATAAGTAGCTCTACCCGTGAACCTGGCGCTGTTGTCTGGCAGGTGTCATACAAGACGCTTACATCTAACACAGTTAGATTAGAAACACAGTACACTCATGACCTTAATGTTGCAGACTCTGTAGCTGTCTACGATATGGGAGCACCATTTGATGGAACATGGACGATTACAGCGGTTGGCGAGAGAACTACTAGCCAGCTAGCTTATGTTGAGTACTCAATAACTGGCAGCAATCCAAATGTAACTAGGACCGCAGTGGCTGCTTACTATGTGGGTTCTGATTTAGTTGACCCTATTATTTATAAAGCTGGTCACTCTTACTCTGTAGTGTCATCATCTACTACCACTAAAACTATTAAATCTTGGGATGGTTCAACCTACGCTCAGTTGATGCCTATTTATTACCCATCAATTTCTTATACCTTTAGTGTGTACTGCGCTATTGATGACCAATACACATCTACTGCAGAGACTGTTACACCCTACATTAAGTGGTACGACAGTTCGCATACTCTTATATCAACAACCACCGCTACTGTGCCAACAGGGAACGTAACTGCTTATGATGACAATTGGAATAGACTAGTTGTAACGGGCATCTCACCTTCAAACGTAGCCTACGCTGAAGTTGGAGTCACTTGGACACCAACCACCGCTAGCCAACATATCTTTCTTGATTATGCTTTATTTGAAAGCAGCTCTCTTCCATTTGATTACTTTGACGGCAGTAGCGGATACGGAACAAGTACTGATTACTTGTGGGAAGGCGCTACATCCTCCGCTGGGCGCTCGCACTATTACAAGAATCGCTTTGCAGTACAGAGCCGCATTGGTAAC